TAGCTGACAGGATTGTAGCTGAGAGAAACCAAGGTGGTGATATGGTAAGACATACACTGCATACAGAAGATGAAACACTGCCTGTAAGGTTAGTACATGCCTCAAGGGGTAAGATGGCTAGGGCAGAACCAGTTTCAGCATTATATGAACAAAACAGAGTTAAGCATGTAAGAGGATTGAACGACTTAGAGGATCAGATGGTACAGTGGGAACCTCTAGGTTCTATTGGGTCTCCTGACAGGTTAGATGCTCTAGTATGGGCTATCACTGATCTAAGTCTTAATGGTTACGCAAAGCCACAACTTAAACTAGCGTACTCTAGTGCCAAAGGGCTAATTTAATATGGCTACAAAGAAACTATCGGAAGGTGCAGCTAAGAGTATTCTTGGTGTAGCTGGTGATAACACTCGTACTGGACAAATACGTGCAGATGAGTTTATCCCTGAACTACGCGGTAAGAACGCTATTCGCAAGTATCGGGAGATGCGGGATAATGACAGTACTATTGGTGCGGTTATGTATGCTGCTGAACAAGTACTTAGAGATGTCAAACTTAAAGTGGAACCCGCCAATGATACTGAGGAAGCTAAACGTGAAGCTGACTTTGTGGAAAGTATCTTTGATGATATGGATCACAGTCTTGACGATCACATTGCAGAGTCTTTATCGTCGTTGTCGTATGGTTTTGCGTGGTTTGAAGTTGTTTATAAGCGGAGAGTTGGCCCTACTCAGAGGTCGCCTAAGAAAAACAGTAAGTACACTGATGGACGCTTGGGTGTCCGTAAGATTGCTTGTCGTGCGCCTTGGACAGTCTCTAGGTTTGATGTAGAAGATAAAAGCGGTGATGTCTTAGGCATCTATCAGGACGTAGGTTATGGGTCAGGAAAACACTATATTCCCACTACTAAGAGCCTTTACTATCGTACTACTGTTCTTAATGGTGATCCTAGTGGCCGCTCTATCCTCCGCAATGCTTATTCCTCGTATGTTTACCTAAATAACTTACAGAGCATAGAGGCTATAGCTGTTGAACGTGAACTAGCTGGTATTCCTATTGCTCGTATCCCTTCTGAGTATTTGTCTTCTGACGCAAGTGCGGCACAGAGTGGCTTCGTAGGCAACCTACAACAAATCCTTCGTGACGTTAAGTTTAATGAACAAGGTTATATTATAACACCTAGTGATACTTACCCTGATAAGGATGGTTCACCTACAAACATTAGACTTGTAGACATTGAACTAATGAGTAGCAATGGTAATCGTAATGTAGATATTGACCCCATTGTTAGGCGTTACCAACATGACATTGCCCGTTCTGTACTTTCTGAGTTTCTTATGCTCGGTGGGGGTAACAATGGATCATATGCACTCTCCAAGTCTAAGACTGACCTGTTTCTACGTGCCTTAGAAAGTTACATCCAAGCTATTGTTGATGTGCTTAATAAACAGCTAGTAGAGCGCCTGTGGCAGCTTAACGGACTTAACTACGACCTCATGCCCTGTATCAAGGCTGGTGATGTTGCCCCACACGACCTACGTGAGATTGCAGCGTTCCTTCGTAACCTTAATGGTGCAGACATTAACGTCAGTGATCACCCAGAGGTTATACAAGACCTTATGGATATAGCTGAACTTAAATATGACCCTGTTACAGAGGTCGCAACTGAAACTGACCTACCCACTGAGGTAGAAGACAACAAGGAAAATACATAATGGGAACTATTACAACAGGACTTAGCAACGGCTTTAAACTTGAGTTGCTTAAGGGAAATCACGACTTTGACAACGACACTTTCCGAGTTGCATTGATTAAAGAAAGTCCAACAGGTAGCTTTGGACCTACTACTTTAGCATACTCTGAGTTAGGTTCAGATCAAGCCTCTGGTACTGGTTACACAAGTACTTATGACACCCTTTCTACGGGCGCACAGGCTGCTATTGCGACAGGGTTTCCTCAGATGGATGGTACAACCGCCATAATGGACTTTGACGATGCAGTATTCCAAAGTGTAACAACCGCCGCTGATGGTTGTATACTTTATAACCCTAACGCTGATAGTGCAGCTAATGTTATTGCTGTGTTTAACTTTGGCGGTGCAACTCAAGGTCAGACAGTCTCTGCTACCTCTGGTGACTTTACCGTACAGTTCCCAGCACCGGGTGCATCCAGTTCTATTCTTCGCCTAGCATAATAAACTAAGGGCCTTCTTATGGTAAAGCTAGTCAACAGAGCCAAAATGACAGTCGCTAGTGGTGGTGCGGGGGATATAACCCTTGGTGCCGCTGTTGCTGGCTATCAAACCTTTGCAGATGCAGGGGTGTCAGACACAAATGTTCTACGCTATACCATAGAAGATGGGGATGACTGGGAGATTGGTACAGGGGTATACACTGCCTCTGGCACCACTCTTGTTCGTACCGTTACAGAGAGTAGCAATAGTGACGCAGCATTAACCTGTAGTGCAGACGCTGTGATATTTGTTACCCTTGCCGCTGAAGACTTTAGCGGTAACGCCGCACCAGCTTGGACAACAACACCTCCGTCAACTATTGACTTGGCAAACGATGGCTCTACTGCCGTAACTCTCGCTGGAGTGGCAATCGACGAATTTCCAGTTCGATATAGTTGGGACGGCTATAGTGGCACGACTTTATACGATGCTGACTCGTTGCCACCTCAGCTTGCATCCGCACCAACGTTTAGCGGCGGCACTGCGACTTTGATCGGGTCCAGCGCACCCATTAACGGCGGATCGTTCAACTTTCGATTGAAGGCCTCGGATGGCGTTAAAACTGCAACAGCGACCACTGCTGTTAGGTTGTTGTTTTCGCCAAACATCGCAAATGCTAGTTACGATAGCGTAAGTTTTAGCGTTGCCTCTCAAGAAATTAATCCAAGATGCGTAACATTTTCACCTCTTGGAACGAAAATGTACGTGGTGGGAAACACCAGTGATACGGTTTATCAATATACTTTAAGTAGTGGTTTTGATTTAAGTACCGCCAGTTATGATAGCGTAAGTTTTAGTGTTGCCTCGCAAGACGCCTCCCCAACGGACTTATCGTTTTCACCTCTTGGAACGAAAATGTTCATGGTGGGGTATGGGTCTGATACGGTTCATCAATATACTTTAAGTAGCGGTTTTGACTTAAGTACCGCCAGTTACGATAGCATAAGTTTTAGTGTTTCCTCGCAGGATAGTGGCCCAGCAAGCATAGAGTTTTCACCTCTTGGGACAAAAATGTTCATGTCAGGTTTTGGTTCTAACAACGTGCATCAGTATACTTTAAGTAGTGGTTTTGATTTAAGTACCGCCAGTTATGATAATGTAAGTTTTAGTGTTTCCTCGCAGGATAGTGTTGTGATGCACGCAGCGTTTTCTGTTAGTGGCACAAAAATGTACATGTTAGGTTTTAATACTCCAGCCGTTCATCAATATACCTTAAGTAGTGGTTTTGACTTAAGTACCGCTACTTATGATAATGTAAGTTTTAGCGTTAATTCCCAAGATACACAGCCATCAGGTCTAGCGTTTTCCCCCTCCGGCAGAGTTATGTGTGTGGTCGGGCGCAGCTCTGATAAAATCCATCAGTATAGTGTATAAATGCTAGGTTTTTCTCCCCTTAGTTCCTCTGCTGTAGCTGGCATAGCTGGAGAATCCTCTGTAACTGCGAATGTAACCTTAAGTACGCAAGTATTAGTTACTGCGTCCTTGGGTACAATAGGCACTTACATAGGTTATCCTATTGACATTGCCCTTCAGAGTAATTTTGAAGTTACTTCCCATACTTCAAATGTAACAGTTACATCTGACGCCTTAATTTCCACTGCTGATGATATACGCATAGCTAACAGCTACTCTTTCAGCAGGTCTTATAATGAAGATGGAAGCTATGTAGACACTTGGACGCCCCTATCTGCATCTGACCGTAGGTATTTTGTACAGCTTGGTGCAGGGCCTAATAACACTGCTTATGACCCTTCTGTGTTTGGGGTGGTGGCATCAACAAATTCTGACGCCTATCTAGCTACTCAAGATAACTCTGTTACACTTACTGGTTTTTCTATGAGTGCAGAATTAGTTGCACCCGTCTCAGCTATTGTTGGTGTGTTTAGGACTATAGACTCTTACTCGATACAGTCTGCTATAGGCGAACTTGACCTTACAGGTTATAACTTTCTTTTAGACTTCCCGTCTCAAGACTTAATAACTTCTAGCTTAGGTGAGCCTCGTTTTGCTGTTATATATAATTCAGCGTTGCAGTCTCAAGACCCATATAATCACGACCAAGAAATTACGGTATCTCTAGGGACTGTAGTAGGTGGCGTGTCAATTCAAGCACAGGCTTCTGGCAGTTTTGAAACCACCTTATTACCAACTGTAACTCATGCGACAGCTACGGGTGATGGTAATAACGAACTACCCTCTATTGTAATTGTTTCCTCTGTTGGAGACTTAGATAACGAACCTGCCACAGAAGTTCTATTTGGCACCACCATAGGCACGTTAGATCTAGGGAAACTAGAAAACGAAAGTGTTCAGACAAGTATAACTGATAGTCTACTTATAGGCACCTTAGTCTATAACACTAGCTTTGAACACCCTTTTCAAGCAAACCCAAACCTACCTTCTCTGGGGTCAACTGTCTCCCTTAGCCCCTTGGCTAACCACAGTGACCAATCGGAGTTACCTAGCCTACCCATACCACTTACTCTTAGCGACATCACAATTAACAGCCAGAATAACATACCTGTCACAAACCCAGACTTTGCTACAGTATCTCTTGGAATTATTAGACTTAATGTAACTCAAGAGGTCGTAGGCTCTGACATAGGCTCTGTGTCTTTAGGTGACATATCTACACAGACTGTCTCTAACATAATACTTACAACCTCTGAGGTTGCCCTAGAGTCTAACCTAGATATTACACACACGTTAAGTGCAAGAGTTACACACAACAGTAACGTAATACCAATCTCTATCGGTGACATTTCCCTTGTTACCCATGCCAACACTACGCTTGGGGGTTTTGAGGTTGTTTCAGCCCACGGAATCTTAAGTCCCTTCGCTTTAAGTGGGTTGTTCTTAACACTGCATGATAATGTACAGGGCGTTACAGCCACAGGTGTTCACTTCGACTATGAAGCCATTAAACACTTGTATAACCCTGCAAGGTCAAGTTTCCCACTACCAGTAAGTAGACAAGTTAGGCCTACACTGGCTGTATCTAATAAAGCAACTGTTACACCTACCTCCCCACGTAAGATAGCCGCCTAATAGGAATTGATATGAGTTTAGTTTGGCCTAATAAAGACCCCGATGAACTGTTAGACTACAGTGTAGATTGGACTACAGTAACGGAGGGCATGGATATTTCTAGTGTGGTCTGGTCTGTAAGGTCCACTAACTATGCTACAGAGACAACACTTGCAGCAGGTAGGGACTTAACCTTTGCTAGTGGTGGTGTAGAAGTAGACAGCATACAGAATGTCTCTCAGGCTATCTCAGGTAAGTCAGCTATTATTTATATAGGTGGTGGAGTAGACAGAAGAGATTACACATTTATCTGTACTATTACCACAAGTCTTAATACCACTATCCAACGTGCAGTCATACTCCGCTGTAGGAGTGTATAATGCCAACTTGGACTAGGCACCTTTATGAGCATAACGAACTTGCTATCTCTAAGGGTGAGTCTACTGGCTACAAGACCTTGTTCAAGTTCGGGTTTAATCCTGACATAAACGGAACAGAAGAGACTATATGGTCGCAAGGTGGTAACTACCCTTGGCCTGATGCTTCCTTTACAGCTTATGTAGTTAGTGATGCTGCTGCTGATGCTAATGGAAACACAGGTGCTAATAAGGTAAGGGTTGAGGGCTTAGACGCTAACTACAATGAACAGTCTGTAGAGGTAGAACTGAATGGTACTAGCCCTGTTGCTGTAGCTGGCACTTGGATTAGGATTAACAGAGCCTTTGTTACCTTAGCTGGATCAGGTGGTACTTCTGCTGGAACAATACACGTACAGAATGTAGATGGCTCTGTAGTTTACGCTAACTTAGGTCTAGGCAATCAAACACACGTAGCAGCCTACACTGTCCCTGCTGGATACACCCTGTATCTTGATGACATTAACTTTACCGCTGCTTTGTCTCAGTCAAACAAGTTTGTAACGGCTAACTTTGTATCAAGAGACTTTGGCAGCAATGTGTTTCGTAGTCGCTTTATTGACGTCCTACAGAGTACACAACTGATCGCTAAGTTTGAGTACCCACAGAAGTTTGAAGAGAAGACTGATATGGAGTGTAGGGCATTATCTAACACAACTAACAATGCTGTAGGTGCTTCCTTTCAAGGTGTACTTATCAAGAATGACCCAACAGGGAATGTATAATGAACATTAACAAAGGCCAGTTAGCTAACGATGTATTTTCCACTGAGGCTGAAGCCAGAGTAAGAAGTATGGACTTAGGCATGAACGGTAGCACACATGCTCACCCCGATGCACAAGGACAGGCCCATTATATGCCCGGTGATAGCCATGAGGCTTATATGGCATACTACGACAAGGAAACTGAAGAGGCACCCTCACAGGACCGCTTAGAGGCTCTCAGAGTAGTTATCCAAGAGATTATGAAGGAAGACTTCGCTAAGGCTGAGTATCAGGGCGAGAAAGTCACCTTAAACAAACCTCGTCGTATTAAAGGCGGCAATAAGAAGTTTGAAGTGTTCGTACAAAGCGGAGGAAAGATCAAGCGTGTGGCTTTCGGAGACCCCAACATGGAGATACGGA